CCTGATAGCGGAGCGTTTTTGCCTGCCTCATATGTATCGTCAATTCTTAAATCGTTAGCAAATAGAGTTTTTGACAATTATCAGAAAATAAATCTGATGATTAAAGAGTTTTTTATTCAAACCGCTAGTGTAGTTTATATACCTAGATGGGGCGACACTTATGGTATAACAAGAAATCCACCAGTTGGCTCTTCTGGCAATATAGTTTTAACAGGAACTACAGCAACTTTAATTCCTGTTGGCACTACTTTGCAAAGTGCTTCTGGCATTTCCTACACTACTCAAGCAGACACGACTATCTCACTAAATACAGTGTCTATTGCTTCTATGTCCAGGACTGGAGCAACTGTTAGTGTAAATTTCTCATCTATTCATAATTTAGCTAGTGGTATTACTGTTTCCATTACTGGTGCTACACCATCTAATTTTAATGCTACAAATGTCAGAATAACCGTTACTACTGCAAATCAATTTCAATTCACTCAAGCTGGAACTGCTGGTTCGCCAACTGGAACTCTAATAGCACAATGGACTACTGCTGTTGCTCAAGTTAATTCTAATATACAAGGAGCTAATACTAATATTACCGCTGGCGGTGTTCTTACTTTGTCTAGCCCTATTTCTGGTGCTGATAACAGTGCCTTTATAGACCTAAATGAAATTTCTGGTGGAACAGACCAAGAGAGTGCGGACTCTTATAGAGCAAGAGTTTTATTTCGTATTCAATTCCCTTTTTCATTTTTTAATAAAAATGCTATTATTGGGCAAACAAAACAAATTGCAGGCGTTACTAGAGTTTGGGTGTTTTCCCCTGATTCTACTTCTGCAGGGGTTTCTATTTCAAGCATAACTAGAAATGGGCAAATCGCCACTGCTATCTCTACTGCTCACGGACTTGTCAGCGGAAATTATATCACTGTTTTTGGTGCTACACAATCTGAATATAATGTTGTAAGAAAGCAAGTCGTTGTTATTGATGCCAATACTTTTGCTTATGTTGTTAGTGGAAGCCCTGCTACACCTGCAACAGGCACCATCACCGCCTCTTATTCTTATGTTGAATTAGGGCAAGTTAGAGTATTATTTGCTCGTGATAACGATACCTCAATTATTCCCTCTTCTACCGAAATTAATACTGTTAAAGATAAACTGCTAGAAATCAAACCAGCTCATATTGGTGATGGAGACATTATAGTTTCTGCACCCATTGCTATTCCAGTTAATATTACATTTTCTACTCTTAGCCCTAACACAACGGCTATGCAAACTGCCATTACAAATTCTTTAACTGATTTCTTTAAGATTTCTAACAATGTTGGGCAAAATATTACACTAGCTGATTTGAATGGATTAATTAGTAGAACTATAGATGGAAATGGTAATGTGCCTATTTACACATTATCTTCGCCATCAGTAGATACTGCTATTGGTTTAAATAAAATTGGGACTTTGGGAGCGATAACCTATGCCTAATTTTCAAGCACATACAGTTAATGAACACCAACAAGCATTAGGGCAATATTTCCTTAATGACCGTTTAGCTACGAATAAAAACATTATAGGATCAAACCTATATAAAATGTTTATGGGTTTAGCTGGTGAGTTCCAAAGGGTTGATGCTTTATTTCAAAGTGTTTGGGATGGAACTAACATCTTAACTACTCAAGATATTAATTATATCGAGTTATGGGAAGGTGCAGTTGGGATTCCTAATTCTTATTTTACTCAAACTACTTCTTTATCAATTGATGATAGAAAACAGCAGATTTTGATTCAATTAAAAAGTTTGGGAGTTTTAACCGAGCAAGATTTTATAGATTTAGCGGCTCTTTTAGGATATACAATTACTATTCAGCAAGGTATTAACGCTCTATATCCTCCTTATTCAGTTCCACATCTGCCTTTGGGAAATGAAAAGGAAGCTAGATTTATAATGATAATTAATGGATTAGGAGGAACTTTAGAGGACTATCCCCCTTATGATGTGCCTCACTTTCCACGCAATCCAGGCTCACAATTACAAACTTTATTTAATATTTTAAAACCTTCTAACATAATTATACTTTACGCATAATGGCAAACAAAACTAGCACATTTACAAATAATCTACCACCAGCAGTAGATGCTACTTGGTATAATATCAATCAAACAGAGATGAATAATCTTATCACTGGTAGTGGATTAACAGTTGATAATACTGGAGCAATCAATACTCAGCAACAACAATCAGCTTCCAGATTCGCCGCTAATAACTTCTACATAGACAGTGGAACGGCAGATGCTTATATTCTAACTCTAGCTGCTTCTTTTACCAATCCCGTAAGTGCTACAATAGCCTATTTTACTGGAATGACCATTAGATTCAGAGCTGGAAACGCAGGAACTGGTGGAGCGGCAATAGTGAATGTGAACGGAGCTGGTGTAAAAAGCCTTAAAGAAGCTGATGGAACTACTAATCCAATATCTATCCCGACCACAGAAGATACTGAATGGAGATATGATGGCACTGTATTTAGGAAAGTTATTTTTTCAACAATAGGATTCCGAGCTACCTTATCTGCTAATCAAGTTCTTGGAACAGGCATTCAAACTAAAATTAACTTAAATACAACATCTTATAACTATGGTTCATATTTTAATACATCCACCAGTAGGTTCACTCCATTAGTAGCAGGTAAGTATCTTTTTGGATTTGGTGCTGAAGGTAAAGACGCTGGGGTTAGTGCTCAAGGTTTATTTGTCTTTCTTTTCTTAAATGGATCAACAACTAAAGAAATTAATGTGCCATATTACGATAATGGTAATGCTAAAATTGGCAATACCTTTGTTGTGCCTATGAATGGTTCAACTGATTACATAGAACTATATGCTACAATATCAGGAACAGGTGCAACTACTATTGGCGGCGGAACTAACGATACTTACTTGTGGGGAATTAGAATATCAGCTTAATTTTAAATCAAATATATGGAACACTTAATACAACAATTTTTAAAACAGAATAATCTTACTGGCATTAATGGAGTCAACTATTCTCTACGAGATGATGGCGAAGGAGTTTATATTGACAAATGGAATTATAAAATTCCTAAACCAACATTTACCCAATCAGATTTTGATAAGGCGGATCTACAAAAAGCTAAAACCTCTAAAATCACCCAACTAAAACTTAATAGGGATAATGCTAATATAAAAGATATGGTTTGCCATCAAGCATTTGAACTCAAACAAATTGGGCGATATGAGTTCGTGGAGACTACAAATCTAGTTTATTTTGCGTTTAAAACTACAGATACTGGGCAACCAGCCACTCAACCAGATACTATTGTTCAAAATGCTATTGCCTTTGATCAGCCAATGCGATATAGTTGTAAAATTATTGAAGGCGATCAAATTAGAAAAGGTTATGTATCTTTTGATAGGTTAGTGGCAATTAGCATAAAAGACCACTGGGTTCTTAGAAATACTGACAATATTACAAAGTGTAATAATATTGAAATAGACATTGACGCCTGCACTACCCTAGAGGAACTTAACGCAATTAACATAGAATTCTAATGGCAGATAATATTGCTATCTACAACGCAAATGTTAAACAAGGGGCAACTTTCAACCAGGTTATAACTTGGTTTGGTTCAAATGGTGTTGCAACAAATCTAACTGGCGCTACTGCCATAATGAAAGTTAAAACTTCTAAATGTGATGAGGATTGTGTTCAAGAGATTACGGAACTTACCACCGAGAATAATAGAATTACTTTAGGTGGGGCTTTAGGAACTATCACTTTACTAATCACTGCCGCTGATACCCTTACGCTTCCTGTTGGGCAATACTATTATGATTTATACATAAATTTTGGAGCTACTAGCTATTGTAAATTGAAAGGCACTTTCACTGTGGAGGGTAGTATTTCTAAATGACTATCCAAATAATAGAAGTCAGGGATAAAATTATTATCAATGAAGAGAATAATACTATCCAAATCATAGAGCAACCAAACAAGATTGTTATTAGTGATGTTGGAGTTCAAGGACCAAAAGGCGATTCTGGGACTGGCATAGCTTCTATTAATGGATTAACAAACTTAAATCAATCCATAGTAATTGGAGCTTCAGAAAATGATATTAATATTGTTTCTGCTACAAATACTCACACAATTAATATTCCAACTGCCTCTGCAACTAAACGAGGGGCTTTATCTTCTGCAAATTGGCAGACTTTTAATTCTAAACAAAACGCTTTAGGTTTTACTCCCGAAGATGTTACAAATAAAGAAAATACAACTCTTGATACCTCAACAACAAAATATCCAACAAATAATCTAGTTAAGACCAAAATTGATTTAAAAGTTGACAAAGAAGCTGGAAAAAGTTTATCTACAAACGATTACACTAATTTAGAAAAAAGCAAACTTGCTGGGATTCAAAATGGGGCAACTCAAAACCAAACAGATGCCTATTTGTTGGATAGAACTAATCACACAGGAGCACAAGCGATAAGCACTGTTAGCGGATTACAAACTGCACTAGATGATAAAGTTGATAAAATAGGAATTATTGGTGCTTCTTTAGGTTCTGTTTCAAAAACGCTTTTTATTATATATAACGCTCAAGGGCAAATTACCTTTGTTAGTGAACAAAACATTCAAATTGCACAATCCCAAGTTAACAATCTTACAACTGATTTAAGCACTAAATTAAATAATGCTTTGCTTGATGGTAAAATCTTTGTTGGAAACGCTTTAAATGTAGCTACTCCAGTTGCAATGTCTGGCGATGTAACAATTTTAAATACAGGAGTTGCTACAATTGGTAATTTGAAAGTTACCAACGCAATGCTTCAAGGAAGTATTGATAATTCTAAACTATTAAACAATTATATTACTATTAATGGTTCCCCTATTGCTCTTGGTGGCACTGTTTCGATAACAAACTACACAGCAGGAAGTGGTCTTGTTTTAGTTGGCAACCAATTTTCTGTTCCAGCTGATGGGATTACTCCTAACCAAATTGCTAAAATCAAAGCGAATAGTGCTTTGGCAAATTTAAACAATATTACTGATAATGCGATTGCTACTGATGTAGTTGATGTTGTTGGTAGTGGCGTTATAACTGTAGTAAATGGAGCAAAATCTGTTTTTGGAATTGCAGGTAATAATTTGACAATAAGTATTCCGTCAGCAACAAACAGCGTTAGTGGTTATTTATCATCTACAGATAGAACTCTATTTAATAGTAAATTTGGCGACCAAGCTAATCAATTTACTGCATTAACAGCAAAATCTACTCTTGTTGATAATGATGTTTTGGTTGTAGAAGATAGTGCGGCGGCTGCTTACACTAAGAAAAAAACATTATTGTCTGATGTGTGGACATATACATCCACTAAATCAGGAACATTCACCAACAAAACCCTTTCTGATTCAACAACATTTTTTGGCAATGTTTCAGATGTAAGTAAAAAATTAATCTTTAGTCTTGGTGGAGCGGTAACCGCTAAAACATTGACGATAGCCTCAACACATACATTAGATAGAACAATCACACTTCCAGATGCAACTGACACTTTAGTTGGTAGAGATACAACTGACACTCTTACAAATAAATCAATATCGGCATCACAAATAAATTCTGGCGTTTTATCATCTGCACAGATTCCTCAAACGCTTTCGGCTGGCACTTACACAGTTACCTCTGGTGCATTTGTTGTGCAAGGAATTCAAGCTGGAGTTACCACAACCAATCCGTTCGGATATTTTAAATACAACGCATACGGAACATTTTCACCAGGAGTTGGTAGTATTGGGATAAATGCAACAAACAGGATATACACACAATATGAATTTGTTGTTGCGTCTGACGAAAGAATTAAAAATATAATTAACAAAAGTGATTCTAAAGCTGATTTGGAGATTTTAAAACAAATTCAAATTACTGACTACCAATACAAAGATAAGCTTCGTTACGGTGATAAAATTCATAAAAAAGTAATTGCCCAACAGATTCAACCAATATTCCCACAAGCAGTTAGCACCACTACAGGGTTTTTGCCAGACATAATGAAAATAGCGAGCGTCTCTGACCACAACAGAATTAATCTTAGCAACACTAATCTAGTTGCTGGTGATTTTGTTCGTCTCGTTATGAAAAACCATAAAGAAGTAGATCTGCAAGTTGTTGCAGTAAAAGAAGTAGATGTGCAAGTTGTTGCAGTAAAAGAAAAGTATTTTGAGGTAAAGTCTTCTTTGGAGGATCAAATACAGTTTTCTTTAGAGGATCAAGAGGTATTTGTTTATGGCAAAAGAGTGGATGATTTTCATATTGTAGATTATGATAAATTAATTACGCTTGCAATTTCTACTATTCAAGAATTACATTCTAATATCCAAGAATTAGATGCTAAATTAAATAATTTTATTAACTCTAAAAATTAACAACGATATGAATTTTAATGACCTAATAACTAAATTTTATGATGAAAATTTACACAATTTTAATAACAGAGATGATTTTATTGCAAAAGGAATTGATATTTTAAATTCTATTGTGGTTGAAGATGCTAATTTTGTTATTAATGAGGCTTTTATACCTATTTTAAAAAAACATTTTTACAAAAATCAAGACGCATTTACTGGGGATATTCCCTCAGTAATGAAAAGAGACAACCTGTATTCTGTTAGATATAAAGAGAATTATGGCTCTGAATTAGAAGACAACACAATATCTCTCAACAATAGCATAACAATAGATTATTCTTTTATTTTGTTTAAATTCGTGGAAGCTGGTTTATTAGGAGATATTATTCAATATAAAGATTCGGAATTTGATTTAAAGGATAAAAAACAAGAGCTTATAGAAAAGGTTAATATTTTTTATAACACCACTGCAACTTTTATGATAATTAAAAATGGGGCAGCACAGCCAATCACTGCGAATCAAAGTTTTACAGATAAACTTAATGATATGGTAGATATGGCTACTCATCGACCAGATAATATTTATCCTTATAAAGTTGTCAATCCTGATAGCGAATCTGTCACATATTCAGTGATTAAAATTAGCCTAGACGCCCTAAAGAACATTATTTTTTTGATTGCAAAAAGGAAGGGTTATTGTTGTTTTTGCCGTGATCATCACATTACAATCATCAACACTATTGATAATATCAAAGATGTTCAGCGTTATAATTATTTTAATGATTATGATGGAAAAACTTATCAACCAACAGAGGTGATAACGCTAGACAACGATGGAAATTTACTAAATAACGTGTAATTTAGCTTAATATTACCTTTTAATTGACATTTAGCATAACTCATTATTAACTACTTAGCATTTAATTTTTTTTAACAAAATTTAAAGATTTATAAAAAATGACAATAAAAATTCAAACAATCCTTTGTTCTACACCATTACAGCCATTAAGTCTAGCTTCGTATTTAAACTTAGGGATTAGGCTAATGACTAACAGTAAATTTGATCACGCTTTAGGTCTAGTTAAGCTAGATGATGAATATTGTGTTATAAATTGCACAAACAAAGGAGTGTCTCTTGAGCATCTAAAAGTTTATTTAGAGCATACTAAAAAAAGAAAAAGAACTCATTTTCTAGTTATTGACGAAGAGGGATTTGATACAAAAATTCCACCTGCAACTTTTGGCTTAAAATATGATTTTGGCACTTTTTGGAGAATCCCTTTATTTCTCTTTGCAAAAAGATTTTTTGGTAGTAAATCAAAAATAACTCAAAAACTATCTTTCATTGATAATGAGAATGCTTGGTATTGTTTTGAATATGCAGCAGAGACTAGAAAAATGGCAAATAGCCATTTGATCACAGGTTATGATTTTGAAAAAACTACATCCACTTGCGAGATAGATTTAGAGGCATTATTAGATAAATAACCTATCAAATTATAAAAATGTTGGCAGCCATAAAAATAATTTTAGATATTATATCTACTTGCTTAAAGCTAAAACCTTTTTTTTCTGCTTGCAAAAAGAATGTCTTTTTTTCACCAAAAATTTTTATTTGTATTTGCATTATTATTGCAATATTTATCTACAATATTAATTGGTTTAATGATTTTAACAATAAGGCTCCAGCTAAATATGCTAAAAAAACAGCTGACATAAAAAAAATTGTTGATAGTGAATTGATGAAGTGCAGCAATGGTAAGGCAAAAGGCAATGGTAGGGCAATAAGTGTGAGCGTGGTTGAACAAAACGATAAACTTTACTATTCTCACAAAGGAACATTTATTGTTGCAATGGCGATGGATACCAAATTATCTTCAGAGCCTATAAATTTATTAACTATAAGGTCTTCGTTTTACAATGAGACATTAAATATTGATAATAATTCTTATCAAGAACTACTAAACAGCGTTGATAAAACAAGTTATTATCCTCTTAGGGAGGGCGATGATCAGAATTTTTCTAATTTAAAGATTTTTCCTTCAATTTACGAAATCCTAGATAAAACTGAGTGGTCAAAATTAGAAAAGTTAGAACAACTACACATCAGAAGCACTGTTGGTCATACCATATTTGGTAAGAAAATTGTATATATTACGACACTCATTACCACGACTGATTCTGAGCCGTGCAATGTTATCCCTGACCAAATGCTTACTTCAATAATCAATGTAATTAAAGAATGACAGGTATATTCGTTTCTCACGCCCTTATGATTGTGACTTTGCTTTATCTCATATTGCATCTTGCAAATATGAATATAACAAAATCAGACAGACACAAAACTTTTTTCACAGGACAAATGAATAATATATTGGAGGAGCTAAAAAAACATCCTGACGGAGACACTATCATAATGAAGGCTCATTATAATCTTTCAACATCAATGGAAAAATATGATGCAAAATCTACTTAAAATCACCTTTTTATTTCTCCTCCTCTCAGCACCTGCTTTTGCAAATCCAATTTTATCTATTGGCACAACATTGTCGCTCTTAAAAATTAACGATCCTGATTTTCAATATACCAGTAATCGTGACCAGTTGCAATTATCTAGTGTTAGTTTTGCCCTCAGTGAAAGGATTAATAAAAGCCCATTTATTGCCAGTATTTCAACTAATCGCTTTATCAACAGAAGCGTTGACAGAGAGGTTGTTAGCAAAAAGAATGGCGTTGTCTTTACTAACAAAACCAAGACTAAGGCAGACACTCTCACGATTGGTTATCAAATAGGTCGTTATATTCCTAATATTGGCTTGACTAATGTTGAGGTTGAAAAATCTTTATATTATGCTGGCAAATTTTTAAAGAAAAAACAACAAACAGCGTTAATTCCATCAATAGGCTTGACTTTTATTGCCAACAAGGATATTTCAATTAATAGCACCATTATAGCACCTAACAAAGAGTTAAACCTTGATGCTGGTGTTGTTTTTGGGGTTAATTATAACTTCAAGCTATGAAAAAATCAAAATTTAAATATTTATGAAAAACAACGATTTAAAAATTATGATAATAACGACAACAATATTCATAATTATAGCAGTCTGCTTTCAAAAAGCTTCAGATGCCTTAAAGAATCGCACTGAGCCATCACAAATTCACCAATTATTTAACCAATTCAGCAAATGAAAATATCAGAATTTTTACAAGATGAGCAAGGTGCTTTTTCGAGCAAAAGGTTTATATATACTGTAGCTTTTGTGATAGCAGAATGGTTGATGATAAAAATAGTTTTAGCAATGATAGAAAAGGGCAGTTGCTGGACGGAGTTATTATATTTGCTAGCAGGCAATGGTGCATTTATATTGATTATGAGTGGCGTTATCACTGTTGAAAATATTAAACAAATGATAAATATTGCAAAAAACAACAAAAATGATACAATTCTTAAAGAATAACTACACCGACCCTAACCGCACTAGTATAACTGGATGGACTTTATGCACAGTTAATAAAAAACACAAACAAAGAAGAGTGAAGCAGGATTTAACCAATATTGACATTGAGCAATTAAAATGTAAAGATTGTGAAAATGAAAAAAAAAGAATAACAGGAATTTTAAAATTTAATGGCAAAATTTAAAATAATTAGCAGTAATGAGCTAACCATTCCTGTAATGAAGGGGTATAAAATGGCTTGCTGTGATTGTAGTTTGGTGCATAATATTAATTTCTCGATCATAGAAAAATTTGACCACAAGCCAAATGGCACTTTTAAATATAGAATAATTGACAATAAGGATTATGCTATAGAATTTTCTGCTACTAGAAATAATAGGTCTACCGCACAACTAAGAAAGCACAACAAAAATGAAAACAATATTACTTAGTATTTTTAGCTTCTTAGCGGCTTTGTTTTTTAGCTATAAAAAGGGAGCTTCTAATCAAAAACAAGAAACAGAAAATGAAAACAATGAAAACACTTTGGAGATTATTAAGGAGAAGCAGGAAATTAACGAAAATGTTGACAATCTTAGCAATAGTGAGCTTAACAAGTTGCTTATCAAAACATACCATAAGTAAAGATAATGAATGTTTTGTTATTGATAAACCCTTTTTATTTGATGATGAAGTGGCGATTGAGCATTTAAGTAGTGAGCAAAAGCGAGATTATGTAAAACGCAATATGTTTTATTGCAAAAGATGCGGTGATTGGGATGCTAATTATAAAGATTATTGTAATTCTATCAAATAAATATGCCAAAATTCAGTAAAGCATCAGCTTCAAAATTAGCAACCTGCCATCCAGACTTACAAAAGATATTTAACGATATTATCATCACTCACGATTGCACGATAATTTGTGGTGCAAGAACTTTGGAAGATCAACAAAAAGCATTTAAAGGCGGTTTTTCTAAGCTAGATGGCGTTATTAATAAGTCAAAGCACCAAGTCAGTAAAAAGCAACCTTTATCCCTTGCTGTAGATGTTTTGCCGAATCCTATTGACTGGTCGGCAAACGACAAACATACTAAATTTGCGATGGCGGTTAAAGTTGCTGCTGCTCATCATAAAATTAAGATTATTTGGGGCGGTGATTGGAAGATGCGAGATAATCCGCATTTTCAACTTGAGGATTAGAATATAGTTGCATCCTTATTTTTAATTACTAATATTAAGTTATTGAAAGGGCAAGCAGTATAATTGAAGGCTTTGTAGGTAAAAGATTGACTTATTGGCGAGCTTGTTAAGAAAAAATAGTTGACTTTTTTTAAAATTTATTTAGATTGAGGAGCAACGTTGCTTTGGACGCAATATTGTTGCCCCTCTCCTCAGGAGTGGAGTTTGGATATTCATAAGTTATTAGATGCCTTTTGTTTTTTATTGCTATTACTGTTAGCGGTGGGGATTTTATATTGTCAGTGCCAAGCCAATACCAAAAGGACTTGGGAGTCAGTTATTTGGAACGATTTTAAGATGATTGGCTTGTATGTCTTCGGTCTCTTATCCCCAACAATAATTTCATTAATTTCAAAATTTCATAATTATTTGAATAAGTAATTATTTTTTAATTAGGTTTGTCAAGTATATAAACGCGTAATTTTAAATTGCCGTATCGAAATTTAATCAAATATTATGAAATATAAAATCATTGCCATCTCTTTATTCCTATTCGCTAGCTCTAGCTATGCTTATGCTAGTGACTTTAAAGTTATTGATGGGGACACTATTGCCATTTTAAATAATAAACCTGATCTCAGCAACTTGCCACTATCTATTAGGATATTGGATATTGACGCTCCAGAAATAAAAGGGAAGTGTGATTTAGAAAAAGCCAAAGCACAAGAGGCTAAATTATTTCTTGAAGGGCTTGTCAATAATTCTAAAAATAAAATTACTTATAAAATAGCTGGTTGGGATAAATACGGCGGAAGAGTTTTGGGTAATGTTTTTGTTAATGGTAAAAATTTATCAGAATTAATGATTGCCAAAGGTTTAGCAAGGAAATATCACGGAGAAGCAAAATCTAGCTGGTGCGATTAGGTAATTTGTTAATCAATAAATTTAATTTCTTGCGTGGGATTAAATAGGCTTTGCTGTTTTTGATGTTCGGTTATTCTAAATTTAGCCTGTTCGTAATAATCTTTGTCTAGTTCACAACAAGTTATTTCAAAGCCTAGATTTAAACAAGCAATAACGCTTGACATTGATCCGCCGTGAGTGTCTAGGATTTTATCACCTTCTTTCGCATAGTTGGCTAGAAGCCACTCGTAGAGGCGAACTGGTTTTTGTGTGGGGTGAATTTTCTTATCATCTTTTGCGTTATTAATATATCCAAATCCAATCCAATCATATTTAAAGAATTTTAACGCTCTATCAAATGAACTCCACGCTAACTCTCCATCGCTAAAATTGGAATTATCATTACCTTTTTTATGCCAATAAATCCAGCCCATCTTAGGAGGTAAAAATTCCGTTAAGTAATTTCCTCCCCAAATAATCTGATTTTTAGAAACTCTAAACAATTCATCAAAATATTCTTTTTTAGGAATTTCTTTATCCCAATTTTTCTTCACAACTTTATTTTTAACTTCTTTGAAGCCTTTGTTTTTTGCTTCCTTTCCATTGGAATAAACAAACTTGTCAAACCCTATCCCATATGGAGGGTCGCAAATGGCTAATTCCCAATGATTATCAGGATATTGCTTCATAAATTCCACGCAATCAGTGTTATAAACTTCGCTTATCATTTTATCCCTGTGGATAGGTAGAATCATAGTTTTTAATCATTTCTAGTGATTTTTCGGTGGCTTCTAACTGCGTTTCGCAAGTAGTTGTGCTATTCAAACAGCCATTATTGCCATCGTGCGTGCTCATTTGGAGATTATACGGCTTTTTTAAATCTTCCTTGAACCAGAAATTACCAAATCTAATACTAACTCTTTTAACTCCTTGTAAATTTCCTTCCCAAGCAGAATTGCCAGTCAAAAAAGGAACTCTGTAAGCTTTACTCATAAAATCTTTCGCCTCTTCTTCACAAGAAAAAGATTGGGATTCATAAAATAATTCATTATTCGCCAAATATGCAACTTTCTTATCAGTTGTAATTTGGACTGATTCAACTTTAACTTTTCTAACTTCGTCGTTTTTGATTGAATAAATATCTTGTCCAATTTGGAATTTAGTTTTTATGTAGTAGCTCATAATGATTATTTTTTGTTGTTAATATTCTTTTCCTGCATAATTTTGCATTCAGCAAAATCATTTTAGCAGTCCTTTCTTTTGAAAATGCCGACTTCTCAACCAAAGCAAATTCTAACCGCAATTCATATAGCTTTGATTTTTTGTAATAATTGTTAGAAATTCTTTTATCATATATTAACCTCTGCAACTAAAATAGTCGTCCTTGCCTCAATTCATCTTCAATTCTTTTGCAAGATAAATCAAAATATTTATTATCTATCTCTGCCCCAACAAATCTTCTGTTGTTCCTTATAGATGCGATGGCAGTAGTTCCACTACCCAAAAAAGGATCAAATATTATATCATCCAAAGAGCTACCAACAAGCAATATATTGTTCATTATTTGAAGAGGTATTTGGCAGGGATGGTCTAGTTTTTCTGCCGAAACATTTTTAACTTGGTTCACAAACCACCAATCGTAAATATTACAAACAGGCTCTTCTTTTGCTAAAATTCTTTTATCTTTTAAGTTTTTGCAAGATTGTTTAACTTGTGATAAATCAACTTTTATATCATAAAAAGCTATACCTCTATGTTGTTTTGGGGTGTGGCAATTATACACCCAAGATATAAATTTTGTTGGATGCCTTTGGGTGTGAATTGAAAATTTAAATAAAGATTCTGGGTAATGTATAATGACACATTTGCCAATAAATACCTTTGCTAGTAATTCCAAATATTCACAATCTTTTAATTTATCTTTATAACTATTATAATGATAATTTAAGTTATAAGGCGGATCGCTTACTGTGATATAGTTTTTGTTATCTATATCTCTACTATCTGCATTATATAAAACTATCCGTCCGTCCAAAAATTCTTGTTTTATCATATATCAACCTTTGCGACTAAAATAATATACGCACTTCTTGACATCCTCAATAGTATATATTTTAAACTCCTTTTTAGTTTCTTCGCACTCTATTATCCCACCATTATCGCACTCATAAAGATAATATGATGCCATTTCTGTCAAGCCACAAATTTTGTTTATTTGCTCATCAAGATATTCAACTACCGCAGATTCTATTTTAGTGTCCATTGCTGTTAAATGAGTTGGAAAATCACCCATTAAATCTGTTATTTGTGCGTTGTGATACCAATACAAATCTCTTCTATTCTTAATTGTCTCTATTGCTTTGAATAAGCTTGTATGCTCTTTTTGCCACTCTTTAAATGTTTTAGTCATTTTGTTAGTTAGTTTAGTTATTATTACAAGGATTTTTGTAATTCTTTAGTTGCGAGTATAACCGCACAAGCAAGTTGAGTAAATAAAAAAATCATTTGCGACAAATATAAACACAAGCCATATCCATCTGTGATAAGCCATTCAAAATTTACAGTTAAAATCCTGTGCATAATTATTTGTAGCGGTATAGCTGTTATTATTAAAATAAAACTCAATATATAATTTTTCATTATTTCTCCTCCAATTTCTTTAACCTTTCTTCGGTATTATTGATATAGTCGGTTAGGGTGCAATATTTTTTGATAGATTCTCTACCATATGATTGATTAACTACAATAAATTGACCATTGTATGCAGTAGCTATTGAAAAACCACCTCTTCTATATTTAATGAAGCAATCTTCAATTAAATCTTTTGGCAACTCACTAACATCTTTCCAAATACTCTTAATCTGTAAAACTTCCTTAGTTGGCTCAATGTTATCTTCTGGGAGTTCTTCATAAGTTTCCCAAAACTGTTGAGAGCAGAAAGTGTCATCAAAAGGCCAGACCATAGTTTGGTGATTGCCATCAAAATAATAAGCGTTAAGTATTATTTTTTTGATCCAAAAAATATACTGATATTTCTCTGGGTTATTTTTAGTGATTCTCTGAATATACCTCTTCCCTACCTCTGGTTTGTGCCACTCCATAACTTCTTCAAAATCATTTTCTTCTAGGAATTGGTTAAAAGCGGCTTCACCACGAAAAACATCACAAATGATATTGGTTCCTAAACTAATAAAGCCAATATGCTGTCCTAATCCATCTTGTGCTATATGTCCAGATTCGTATCTAATTTCTGCCTTGTGAGTAGCCTTATCAGTTCCTTTTTTTCTGTAATATTTTCTCATTTTATTTTATGTTATTTATTAACCTTATTCCATTATCCAATTTAGAATGGTGTATTAGTTCAGCACAACATTGACCAGGATTTAACATTATTGTTTCATTTTCAGATGTTGTGTAGCTTATAGGGAAAATTAAATAAAATTCCCCAATTTCTTCAAATTGATTTATTGGTTTCCACACCGATGTTACATATATTCCTTTGTGTAAATATTGATTTTTATAAAAATAAATTTCATCTCCTGATTGCATAGTTATATAAAGTTTATAAGTTATAATTATTAAGTTGTTAATTTACTGCCATATAAAGCTATCATTGCCGCTTCTGCCCTTCCATCCCATTTGGCTTTGCACCATTGGTTAGAATATGCAGGGAATAGCTCTGTTGCCCTTGCTCTTGATAATTTCTTATCTGCTGGCACTTGTAAAACACCCTTCCAAGTCTGTGGGCGGACATAATGAATTGGGCAGAAATTAGCCGCAATAATGCCCTGAATAATTCCATAAGTCATTCCAAAGTTAAACATACTGGTTACGCCTTGATTTGGCATTGCGTGGACTTCCTCAATTATTACAAATTTTATATCTTTAGCCCAAAAGTCAATTAGTTTAGCAAGCTCATACATATCAATCGCATTCTTTGCCTTTTTACCGTTCTTTCCCTTCTTACCAATTATTAATGGAATTGGGAAGGTTTGCAAATCATCTTCTGAATAAAGAGCTAGAGCACCAGATAAACCTATATCAATCCCTAAAATATATTTCATTCTATCTCTGCTTGTTTTAATATTTTGTTGTTAAAAACCCCAGCCACTTTTATCTCGCTCAAGTTGGCTTGCCTTTTCTTTTTTTATTGCCCACTCAAGGAAGTTTCGCATATCTTGCTCCGCTTCTTGCTCTGTTTGTCTTTTTGGAAAATGATCCAAACCATATTTTTTACTTGAAAGATAAAATGCTTTTTCTTGATTAAAATGTTTTTGGTATTTTTGAATATTCTCTTCATCTTGAAAGAAATTCTCAACCGACCAGCAATATCCATAATGAAGGAACTGCCAATAAGGCTCTCTACCATAACTATAAATCTTTTCAATATAGAAGTGGCAATCAGCATCTTTGTGATGCTCTCCGCCAATTAAATCATAGTATTCTGCTGTTAGTTCAATTAGTTCACTTAGTGTTTTCATAAATTATTTAATTGATTTTTTAACTTCATTAATCACTTCGCTTTTGGTTTCTTTAATTTCTTGTTTTAAAATTTCTCCCAAATATTCAAGACCTAAACCAGATAATTCAGGCAGTTTTTTAATCGTTTTTTGAATATCTTGATTATTAACAATTGCAGGAGCAACATAAATAAATGCCGCTTCTTTAGTTGTTGGAATTAATGATTTAATGACTAGAATCACAATAAACAACGGAACTGTTATCTTCCAATAAGAAGCGACTTTGTAAAATATACTTTTGTCATTAGTATCATCTGCCACCACAAAAGATACAATTTGAGCAATGCCATTTACAACAATCAGAATTATTGCAACTCCTGCAAGTCCTTGTAATAAATGTTGAAAAGAATCTAATCTGGTAAGTAAGTAGGCTTGAAAATGTGTCATAAAATTATGAGTTAATTGTTAGTAAAATGCGTAGAGCCTTATAAATAGGGGCTTGGCTAGAATTTAAATGTTTCCTCAAAGAATTCTATTAGTTCTTCTTTTGGGATTAAAAAATCACTCCATTTGCTTTTAGTGACATTTTTAGAAATACTTATGGTTTGTAAATTCTCCGTCAACAATTCATTAGGAATCATAAAGTGATGAATAACATCATTGCCTTCCGAATCAAAAGCTAATAAAATAAAATAATCTGCTAATTTTTTCTGTTTTTTTAAAGAAAAAGCCCATCTATTAACTTTGGTAGCTTCTAATTTAGAAGATTTTATCTCTAAACTTTTATCTCCAATAAGGAAATCTATTTTTGGTTGAAAGGAATAAAGATTCTGATTAATTGCTGATGGTAATATTTTTTGGATATATTCTTCTCCTTTGTGAGCAAATCTGTCTTTAGTGCTTCCATAAAGAGCTTTGTCGCCCCTTACTTCAACGCCATCTTTTTTTAGATACCAATAAACTGTTTGCCATTTGATACCTGTTTTGTTTGCCACCAATTTTATATTTGGTAGTTCTTCATATTCTTTTTTGCATAAAGCAATTTTTTCGTCCATTGAAAGCATAGTTATTAAGATAATAGAGTTATTAAAAACCTTAGTCTATTATCCTAATATCTTGATGTCAAGGTTAATCCTCAAAAAGGCACAAGGTCATCGTCAAAATCCTCTTGCACTGGTTTTTTAGCATTAATCTTATCAACTATCTTTGCCGCTTTCTCAAAACTATCATCTTTCTTCCAAGCCGCTTTAATAGTTCCTGCATAATATTTTAATGGCGGTCTATCAGGATTTTTATCAGAAGTATATTGATAAATTGCTACTTCATAATCACCTGCTGGCAGTCCTTCTGGTAAATTAATTTTACCATTAAGACTTGGTTGCAACATTGGCTTTCCATCATATTCAACAATAGAGCCATCTTTTTTCTTAATTGGCTGACCTGCATTATTGTTTTTAAATATTGTTAGTTTTGATTTTGACATATTATTTCCCTTTTGTAAGTTGATTAAGTAATTGTTCCACTTTTCCTGCCAAGAAAAGAATTTTTTTAGTTTCCTCATCTCTAGCTTCTAGGGCTTCAATCTTTTTTGACTGAGCATCTAAAATTTCTTTTAAAGAACTATATGATGATTGTAAGGAGCTAGTTATGGAATTAAAAGAAGCGGAAGAAACACAAAGCCCTGACCCAACCAAGCTCAAACAAAAAGCATCAATTTTAGACTTACAAAGTTCTTCAATTTTATCATCAATCTTTTTGTTAAAATCTTGGAGCGATTTTACCTCTTTATCTCTTTTGCTTAATTCTGTTTTTAATTCAGCAACATAACTTGCTAATTCAACATTGCGATTCTCAAGTGCTTTTATTTTTTTGCTTTCAAACATATTATTTATATTTTCATTATTCCCCCTTATAATCAAAAAGCGTCATCCCTAGATTTTCGCAATAAGCATCAATTAATTGCCTTTCCTCTGTTGCCTTATCAGGATTTTTTCTAATCTTCAAAATTTGGTTGATAATCTTTACATCAAAACCTTTATTCTTTGCGTTAGCCCTAATTTCTGCAAGGCTTTCGTCAATATCCTTTTTTTGGTTTTGGTAATTCTCTATAGCATCAATAATTGCTTTTAATGCTTTTTGAGTGTCCGTTAGGTTGTGTCCTGTGTTATTTTTCATTTCTTTTAAGTTTTGATATTATTGCCTCGTGGATTTTTATATTTCATTTTTCTATATTTGTTAATTGTTTTTTCTTTAAGTAATATTCCTTCTTATACTCTCTCTGATACTCCTTCCATTTATCACTTTTTCTATATTCCTTGTATTTATTACTTTTTTGATATTCCCTCATATATTCCCTCATATATTCCTTTTTTTTATATTCCTCCTGATACTCCTTGTATTTACCACTTTTTCTATATTCCCTCATATATTCCCTCATATATTCCTTTTTATTCTCTGGTGTCATTTTCCTATTTATTAAAGTTAATAATTCCAGCCTCAAATAATTTTATGAGCAATCTTGAGGCTGTGTCGGTTAGTGATTCGTTTTCTTTCTGTTTAGTGTCAGTTTCGTTGGAATATCCTATTAACCAGCGATTCTCTTTGTTGAAAGGCATAATTGATATTTGCAAAAGAAAAACTCCCTGTTTTGTCTTAATTTTTTTCGGCAAAGCGTCAAGTATCGTTTCTAAATCTGTTTTTCCAATATATCCAATTTCTCTTAATTTATTTTTTATGTTCATTTCCTATTTATTAAAGTTAATCAATTTTACCCCAAAAACCTTACTATACTTTCTTAAGATAAGAACAAAAGACGCAGGTATTCTTTTACCCCAAAAACCTTACTATACTTCCTAAGAGTATCCAAACTTATATTAATCTTCCCATTCTCATATCTCCAGATTGTGGATCTATTGCAACCCATTCTATCTGCCAGTTCTTGTTGGCTTAATCCTTTCTTGGTTCTTAGTTGTTTTAACTTTTTATTCATTCCTTAAGTCTATAATCCTGTTGCATAATACGCAACATTTATTTTAAATATTTTTTATGTTGATCTCGTAGTGCATTGTGCAAATAACCTCTTTTTGGGAGCTACCTAAAAATATTTATTAGACAATGCACTCGTGGATACAAGGAGCGACTACGCTCTTGAAATTTAAGCGGCGTTATCTAGAAAAACCGCTTTGTGATCCTTGTTTTCTCCCTCATCTTTACCAGAGAATGGTATTGTGGACGAGCTCTCACTCGTGAGGCTTTCACCCCTATCCACTTTTAGACAATGCACACACTCTTTCCATTTTCCATTGAGTCTCGATTGTGACGCAGTAATTACCTTGAAAGAATGCTCGCAACTTTCTTGATTTTTTATAGATTGATAATCTTTTAAAAAGCTTTCTTTTTCTCTTATGTTTATTCCTGAGTAATTACTGGTTATAACCAAGTCTCCTTTGTGATAGGGTTTTAGGAGCATTTTTTCTATGTATTCTGGCAACTGACCTCTTACATATCCACAGGCTTCAATTTGTGATAAAGGGAATCTTACCCCTCTTCCTCTTTTTTGAATAAATGTTTCAAATTTTTTATTTTTCATTTCAATCTCCTTTAATTTAAGTTGCTCCACGATGTAAAACGCTGAGGAATTACCCAGTATCCATTTAACGGTGATCCAAATCATTATTTGCCCTCCAAAAGTTCTGGGTTTTCGTAAATATTGCCCATAACTACGAAATCATCCAATATGTCTGGATTTACCCAATAACCAATATTAAGTAATGACTTAAATTGTCTGTTACGCTCTGCTGCACCAAAATTTCCTAACCTAAATTCAACAACAAGTTTAGAACGAAACCAATTAACAACATCCCCCTCAAAAATTTCCTTGCCATTCTTATCTTTTAAGCCTGTGAATTGACTTAAAATATACCTTCCTTCAAAACAACTTTCATCAATTGCTGGTTGATTAAAAGTTCTTTTAGTTAAACGACCTGCGAGACTTATAGTTAAGCATTCTACTTTTCCTGCATAGCCCTCATAAGTTGGTTCAAAAAATTTCTTTTCTTCATTATCCCAAACTCTAAATTTTATTTCTCTTGTCATTTCAATCTCCTTTAATTTTAATAAAACTTATGAGCTTTTAAGGCGGCATTGACCAGAAGTTAATTACTCTCCTGTGGAATTTCATACTTAACTTTGCAACATTAAGTAATCTTCTTTCATCGCCATAGGCTTGCAAGCCAGAGAAAGACCGACAATTTCCTTGTGTCGTAGCATAAAAACAATGCCGCCATAAAAACTCATATAAAGAAAAACTCCATTTCCTACACTGCTCCACGATATATGAGCTTTTAAAGCGGCATTGGCTAACAATTTCAGTTAGCACATCATAATCTACTTAAATTACCCCTAGCGAGGTGCTTGGATTTTAACCAAGAACTATGACTATTCTTTTATATAGCATCTTATTCCGCCACAATGCCGCCATAAAAACTCATATTCACAATTGTTGCCTTTTTATAGAAGGCTAACTACCCATTTCTGGTGACTTGGACGGAACCTACCTTGAGGAGTGACGCCAAATATTCTTAATTCTTAAAGTGTTGGAAGGTTGGACTTGCACCAACATTTCCCTGTCAAATCAATAGATCTCTGCGACTGGAATTTCACCAATCAGACCTGTATTTAAACTTAGGTGGCTACACTTCTTCACCCACATTCCAACACAATGATATAGCCCCATTAAACACTCACTTTGATGATTACTTTTGTGTTTAATTCGCAAACCTAAGTTATCAACCTTAAGCCCTATATCTACCCACCCCAACATTAATCAAGATATCAAAGAATTGACTTGATTAATGACCCCTTTCGGGATTCTGTTAAACTTCTTTTGGTAGCTCTGGTAATTCGCACCAATGCGTTGGATCAATTGTTTCGCTATCACTCCTGTTGTCAAAAGTAAGCCACGCTCCAAAAGTTCCATCATTTTGTTTTTTACTAACCCAAAGGCTAGTTGACCAACTGGCTATACCAATCTCCATTGAATTAGCACACAAAATTAAACTTCCGTCTTTCGGTGCTGTTTTGATTGGTTGCCATTCCATTCCCTATCTCCAATTATCATTAATAAACTTACCTAAACTTTCAAAATATCTTGAATTCTATCAATTTGATCTTGGGTTAATTCAAGAGTGATTTTTTGTTTAGTTTATTCTTGTTTGATGCCTGTAATTTCTTCAAAGATTTTCCAATCAAAATTAGGAAGTGAAATAATAAAGTCTCTTTCTTTTTTGTCCATTTCCTCCCAACCTTTCTGCCAGCAATATTTATAATCTTGTTTTCTTAAATATCCCCCAGTTGTTTCGTAAATTGGATTTTTTGCTTTTTCATCTTCACTCATATTTTCTGAAGTAATCCAAGTTAGAATTGGTTTAACTTTATCAGAAATTAATTCTCTCATTTTATTCATTACATCACTGTTAAAATCTAACTCAGTATCCTTATTAAATAATCTTACTTTTGGCGTGTTGCTGTTAAAGTAGCCAGAATTATAGTAGCCAGTATTGTAGTTGCCAGTATTGCGGTAGCCAGAATTATAGTCGCCAGAATTATAGTAGCCAGTATTGTAGTTGCCAGAATTGCGGTTGCCAGAATTATAGTCGCCAGAATTATAGTAGCCAGAATTACAGTTGCCAGAATTATAGTCGCCAGAATTATAGTAGCCAGTATTACAGTTGCCAGTATTGCGGTAGCCAGTGTTATTATTTTTGTCAGTCATTTTTTTAATTTTTTATTGTTAATATATTTAAGTTTAAAAATCTCATAAAACCTTTTACTTGCATCTATCTTCCCATTGCCATTTGCTCTCTCTACTGTTTTAACTGAATATCCTGTTTTCTTGGCTATTCTTTTGTAAAACTCACCCATAGATTCCCCTGTTTTAAGAAGTTGTTTTGCTTTGGTTTGGAATTGGGATTTATTCACTTTTTACATATCCAATATTTTTCTCATCTTGGGCTTTTTTTGCTCTCAAATAAGATTCTTCGTTAAAATAAGTGGTAATTAATAAATATTTTCTTACCTCAATAAATTCTTTCTCTTCAATGCCATATTTTTCTGCAAATCTTTCTCTGGCCATATCTTCGTTTTGGGCAGTATAGTTAGGATATTCTGTATATTGACTGAAAGTGTGGCTAAATTTTAATTCTTCTCCACAATCTGCGCAATAATTATTTCCCGATCCACCACACTCACAATCTTCAATTTCATAATCGCACATAAATACGATACTTTTAACAATTCCAATGATTTTTGAATATTTCTGTTCAGTCTTTTTAAAATATTCCTCACCCAAAATTTCTTGTGGGGTTTTATCCTCTAGTTCCTGAGAATAGCTATTTTTTATACTTGCCGACGATATAGACATTTCAATCTCCTTTTAAAATTATTATTCCCTCATTTTGAGGATTATAGAATAAAAAACAATAGTTAATTTAAATTATTTTTACAATAATCACGAATTAAAAAATATCTTTCCAAGTCCTTGCCCTTCAAGGCTTTATCTTTAAAAATCCTTTCGTTTATCTCAAAAATAAATTGCAATTGAGGTTTATATTTCTTTTCCCATTCCTCAATTCCATTATGAACTCCATCATCTCCTTGATGATGTTTAAAACACAAAGGCATCACTAATAAATCACTTGCCTTTTTACCCGCTCCAATTCCCGCTAAATGATGAACATTAGCTTCTTTACCGCATATCATACAAGAATATGAGCCAACCATCTCTAATCGCTTCTTGTCCTTAAAGCCTCTTTGTAATTCTTTTGGGGGTTTAAGAAGATTTATCATTTAAAATAATCTATTTTTCTATCAAACCATTCACTTAAATATTCTTTAGCTTCTTCTTTATAATATAAACAATCTTCCCAAATTTGTATTTGTTGTTTATTTTGCAAAATAACCTCACAAAGCAAATCCCCATTTCCACTAATATATTTAACAATAACACAAGGCACAACATCTGCCTTAAAATTATCTTTTCCCATTTTAATTAAAATCACCTCTGATCCAATTTTAAATCTATTTGTCATTTCCTAAAGTTTATTAATTAAATCCTCAATCGTCTGAAGTTTGGTTTTAAACTTCTCTAATTCTTGTTTTGTCATTTATTCCTCCTTTAAATTACTAAATAACAATCTTTCATTCTTTTTTTGTGTTCTTCTTCTAATTTTTGCTTATCATTTTCTTCTTTAGCTTGTCTTTTGTTATCGTCCTGATTTAACATTTGAACTAATTCATCTAATATCTTATATCTATCCCAAAAATCTTTTGATTCATCAAACATTAGAATCAACCTCTTATCTTTATCGATTAATCCCCTTATGATATATCTCAAGAACCATCTCAAAACATCTATGTTTTTAAACATTACTCTACTACAAAAACCATTAGTATTGCTATAATCATACTTCATAAGATACTGATCCATATCATCTAGTCTATTGCAAATAAAAATGTGATTAACTGGAAGTCTAAAATTTTCATTTAGTTCTTTAATAAAATTTTGAACTCGTTCTGTTTTGTAATGTGTTAGCGTCATAGGGTGTCTTTTATGATAACTTCCAGTGATAACATTATAATAACCCTCATTATGATAACACGCTTGTGCAGGAAAATCCAATTTCTCAATAGCTTTACTTTCCCAAAGTGCAAGAAACTGTTTTATATCTTTTTGACACTTATCCCACCTCTCAAAACCACCAAATTCAGGTAGGCTTCTTAGCAATTTCAACTCATTAGCCAGTAATTCCAGCTCATTCTCATTAACCAGTTTTTTATTTGCATTTTTTACATTATTCACTGGTGCTATACCATAATTTATATTTATTCCTTTGCTCATTTTACTTCTTAAATAATTCTTTTGTTAATTCTTTTAAAAATTCTTCCTTACCTTGCTTTATTGATTTTGTGAAATCACTAATAGGAACTTCAGGATGGTCAAAAACTTCTAAAGTTAATAAGAAATCATTATCCTCAGTAAAAACATTCCAAATTGCCTTATTAATATCTGCTATGATACTTTTCGTAACATACTTAGCTGACCCCATTTTAGCGTCCATTTTATTCCTCCTTTGGTAGTTCTGGCGTGTTATCTATATCTTCATAGCCATTCTGCAAATAACACCATTTGCACCGCACGCATTCACTACAAAAAACACAACTAACACAATCTGTGCAGTTAGTGCATCTTGAGCAACCGTGATTACTTTCTAAAGCCGCTCTTGCCGCTTCTAAACTTCCAAAGAATGAAATAGATGCAGTATTGCCCTTTTCATCCTCCAAATAACCTTTAACAATATTTATCATTATTCCTCCTTTTTTGGTAATACTGGCAACTCGCACCAGTGTGTTATGATTGTCTCAGGTGGTAAATAATTAAAAGACCCATAGTTTGTAGCTACAAGGCTTCCGCTTATAATACCGCCTAATATAATTTGCCCTGTTGAGAGCCTTAATAAGATTGTTTCACCGCGAGGCATTGTTTCAATTGTTTTCCATTTCATTATTTACTCCTTAATTATTCTATAATTCAATAAAGTTAGTTTGGTTAGTTTTTTCATAAAAAATATGTCTGACATTGCCCCTCATATCAAATTGAAATTTATACCCAATATTTTGTGGTAATATTTTTGTCATTCCCAATTCCATATCTTCTGCTAAACCAGTTCCTATACATCTGCCGTTAGCTTTCCCTATTTGTTCTATTTTTTTTGCGAAAGGTTGTAATTCTTTTAAAATATCCATTATTTACTCTCCCATTTTGTTAAAAAAAGCTCCTTAGCCTCTTTGTCATTTTCTAAATATCCTATAAAGTCGCTAATCATTCCTTTTAGCTCATCTTCAATTCCTGCGTGGTTGTGATAATCTTCAATCCAATATTCCTTGCCATCACTTACTAGATATTGAAACTTTGGTAAATCCGAGCAATAAAGATAAATTCTATGCTGACTTGAATTTACAAACTTTCCAGCTTCATAATTGCTTGTGAACTTAATATCGTAAATAGTATCCCGCTTAATTACATCAGTTCGCCCATAAAGCAAAAACTCTTGATTGCCAATTTGTAAATCTTTTTTGACTGATTGTTGCCATAAGCCGCCAACAACAATATTGGCAATATGTTCTACTGGGTGATCTGCATCAATTATTTGACCTCTATCGTGCATCCCACTAAATACTGTTGCCCTTATATTATCTTCAAAATCAATCCCTTTCTGCATAGCCTCATTTGGCTCAAACTTCTCTCTACTTAAAGTTCTAAGAAAATCAGCCCTACTATCTTCGGACGATTTCCATTCGTCTTGAATGTAATATTGATAACTATTGAGCAAGCTGGCAGTAATTAGGTATTTAGTCATTTCTGAAAATTTCTTTTATATTAAGAAGTATGCAATTTGAAAAAAGAGCTTCTAACATTACCAACCCCCTCATCCCTTATCCCTCTCCCATCCACCGAAACACCCAACAAACGCTTTCTCCATTTTCCTCTTACATTCCTCTACACCCTCCTCCTCATCCTCCTCTTTTTCTTCTATCAGCTCATATTCTCCATATTCATCTTTAATTCTCTTGCCCTCAATGATTTCTTTGTAATATTGCATTTGATCAAAAAGTTCTTTTATATTCGTCCGCTCACCCATAACCCCACCAAAATCAAGACAAGTATCATCACTCCCCCAACCATCCCCAGCCCCAGATTCAAATGTATCTTTTTCTATTAAAGAATAATCCTCTTTCTTGACAGCTTCTATTGCAAGAGATAATTTTTGGATTGCATAATCCTTTAATTTATCTTTTTTAATTTTAAAAATTTCGTTATCGGAAATTCCAAAAGTTTTAAGATATTCCACTGTTTCTTTTTCAAAAATTTTATCCATTGTTTGCTCCTTTATTTGGCATTTCACTAATAAGCTCATCTATAGTTTTAGCTACTTCAACCGCTTTAGTCTTAAATTCCTTAGCTTTAGAATCAAAACCAAATCCCAACTCTTCAACCTTAGCCTTCAAAAAACTAGCTTCCATTTGATAGCTGGACCAAAGTTTATCGTGTTTTTGGTAAAGTGATGAGTAGTAAAGATTTAACTCTTCCAAAGTTTTAATATTGCCAATCTTTTTTTTGAGTTCCTCAATTAGAGTGTCATATTCTACCGATAACTTTTCATCTTCTTTTAGTTTTTCTTGATAAGCATCAAAAATAGCTTCCGATAAAAAGTTGTTAATTCCTGCAAGAGGTTTATATTCTAAAAATGAATTTAATCCCAATGAGTTTTTAGCATAATAAGCCTCGTTTGGTGCTAAATCTATTGTTCTTTTGCCACCTTTCATTGACATATAGCCCATAAAGTCTAATTCTTTCACAATGTCTTTCCCACTTGATCCCGCAACATCTGGTCGCTTCATTACTTCATCGCCTGTTTTTTCTTCTTTTTCGTGAGAAACAAAAATTACTGACTTATTTTTGCTTTCAAGAAGTTTTAAAAGTCTTTGAAATTCACCCTTAACATTTCCCCAGCCTTTTTGAGATAATTGACCATCCCCCTGCTTGACTTTTGGATTAGAATCTGCTAACCAATCCGCAATTCTATCAATTACCTTGCCAAGCGTATCAATCACGATTGTTTCATAACCAGAAATATCTTCTTTAGTTAAAATGTCTAACAAGTTTTGGTAGCTCTCAACTTGAACGCTGTCAGTCTGATATTGCTTTGCAACTCTTCTTAAACCATTATCAAAATCAATTAAAAGTGGCTTAGGTGCAGATAGAGCTAAACTGGTTTTTCCAGTGCCTGGCTGTCCATAAATCAAGCCTTTTAATTTAATTTTAGATTGCGTTAGTTCGTTTGGTTTTTTAATTAATGTCATAGTTTTTAATTGTTATTGTTAATAAAATTAGGGTCGTTAATAATTTCCTCTTCTGATGCTACCATTTCGTAGTAGTATCTTTGCCAATCAAATTCCTCATCCATAATTTTATTTATTATTGGATTGTTCTTGTGAAATAGTTTCAAGTTTAGTTGCTATAGCTTCAATCACTTCAGTTGTTCCCTTTTTGTCCAACCTCTCTTTTTGTTGCTCTTTTAATGCACCACAATGCAACTCATCGTTTGAGCCTATAAAAGCATCGCTATAAGATACGTGAGATAAGTTGTATTTCGGATGCGATTGTTTAAGGTTCTTGCAACTTGTATCTTTCAGATTTTGAATATTTCTAATACGATCCTCTTCTGCCTGCAAATTGTTTGAAATGGTAAATTTATTTTTCATTTGTTGGGTTGGTTGATTAATTCTTTTAAATTAAATTTTCGTAATAATCTTCTATTAAATCGGATTTGTCATTTTCCAATAAATCTTGCTTTGCCTGAGCAATCAAATCTTCCAACTCTTCATTGTTGTTAAAATTCTCTATATCATCATCTGCATAGCACAAAGATTCTATTCCCAAAAACTGTGGTGCATCAATTGCAGAATAAAAATCAACAATCTCATCTTTCAACTTATGAAGATTATTCGCTTCAAATACTCCGCCATTTATTAAATGTGCAACAACAAATTGTTCGCTTTTGTCCATTTTAAAATTATTCAACATAATCGTTAATATTTATGGGGATTCTTAGGATTAACAAATTAATCTCGTTATTCATTTGTTCAATTAAACCTTTATTGAGGGCAGGATACTCATACAGTTCATTTCGTATAGTTATTAACTTTTGTAAGAGTTCTAAAAATTGATTCATAATTTAAAATTGAATTGAGATTGCTATAAAAAATAATGCTGACAAAACAACCAATAATATTGTTTTAATTAAATTTTTTAATTTAAAGTTGCGATTTCTCATCCTAAATTTTGTTGTTGATTGAAAGTTGCAATTATTTTTTAAAAAATAAATTTCTTGGCAATCATCAGAAATGATTATTTGTTTACCTGTAATAAAGTTTTTTATCCATATCCACATTTTATTGATTATAGAATGTGATTGCATCTTCAATATTTTTAATAGAATTAACCATAATTTCTAGCTTTCCCTTGTTTCCGCCCTGTAAGATGACTGAAAATTCTTGCACCAATTTAGAGCCTAATTTAAAAAGTTAATTTCAAATTGTTAAAAACCATTTTTGCACCAATTAAAAGTAAAGTCAATAGCAAATATCAATTATTTTTCAAATAGTCTTCTAAGCCTACGGACTGTAGCAAACTATTTTTAATAAGATTAAATTCTAATTAAAATTTAGTAGTAAATTAATAGAAAAATCCAGTGATTTATTGTCACACTTGACTTTATATTAAATATCAACTAATTTTAATATTTAATTTATTTATTAAATAACCAATATTCAAATATGCTTAGAATTCCACTACCAAAAAAAGAAAAAATACAAGAATCAATCAACAACCAGAACTTGACCATCACAGATATTTGCAAGAAGTTGGATATGTCATATCCCACATTCCGAAAAATTTGCAAACAACTGAAGCTAGTCTCTCGCAGTGAGATGAAGATGAGGGCTGTGAAGTTTATTGTAAAACAAAAGAAGTGTGGGGGTTGTCAGCACCCTTTTGATGTTTGCATTTGTGGTGGGATTGCTCACGGATAATTTATGACAAACAAAATACAAATCAAAACCGTTTCACAAGCAATAGAACTGCTTAAAAAAGCAAAACAAGAATATCGTGAACTTAAAAAAGATCGTGATTATTGGAGAAGCATTGTGCAGGAATCGAATAGTAAAAAGATGCCTTTTGATAAATTATTTAAGAGTTTTAAATGATTTCTGATTGACTATTAAAACACCAGATATAATATACTTTTAACTTGTGCGGGAAGTTCTAATCAAATTATGGGGTATAGCCCGCACGCTGTATCCCGCCAAATTCAAACCGTGCGGCTATGACAAACGAAGAATTACAATCAATATTAGATAAGAAACTGGAAGAGGCGGGGCGGTTTTGCTCTGGTGCGGCAATCTCTTTTGCACAATATTCATTAAAGAATTATTCAGATGAAGATTGGAAAGATTATGAGCGAGACACTGGCAATAAAAGACCTTACCTAGTGCCTGCCCCAAAAAATGGTTTAGAAGCTATGATTGACCAAGCAACTGGATTAAAAGAAGATCAAGACCGCAATGTTCTTAATTTTCTAATTTATTTCATTGATGGGTTTATGGAGGGTTTAGAAGATGAGTAATTCAACCAAAAAAAATATCTTTACTATTAACTATTAACTGCTTAAAATGCTTCAAGATTTAACAAAAGAAATATTGCAGGATCTTTATTTTAAAATGACAAATAAAGAGCTTTGCAAGCATTTAAAAATAACACAACCAACTCTTAGCAAATATCTTGACTTTCACAATATACAAAGAAAGCAAAGATTTTTAAGCGGTGCTGGTGTAAAGAAGTTTAATTTAATAGAAAATGATAAAAATTCTAATCAATAAAATCAACACTCTAAATGCAATAGCATATCCTTTTGCATATCCTTTTGGATACTGTTTTGCATATGCTATACATTGTTTTATTTGTATTATGTTTAATTGTTTAATCTGTTTTAAGTTTTATAAAAATAATAATGAAAGATAAAATTTATTATTTTACAGAAAAATCAAATGACATTTTGGATTTGCAGGATGAATTGACTATTGAAGAGATTGGAATGTATTTTATTTTGAAAGCCGCTTATTTTAAAAATTTTGGCGAATTGACAGAAAATAATTTGGTGCAAAGATGTAGATTCTTTGGAGATAAAGAAAAACTAATACAACTGGCTAGAAAGCTATTTGAATTTAAGGAAGGTTGCTTGATAAATAATTCTTGGCTTTCACAAATAAAAGGAATTAAAGAAAAATCAAATAAACGAAAAGAGGCGGCGAATGCAAGATGGCAAAAAGGGAAAGAGGCAGAAGATGACAAACCTAAAAAAACCCAAGACAAACCTAAAAAACCTAATGGGTTATCAGAAAATAAAGAGAATTTAGAATTACAATTTGAGGAATTTTGGAAACTCTATAAGGCAATCCACACAGGCAAAGGAAGCAAAGAAAAATCAAAAGCATTATTTTTTAAGGCTATCAAAAAAGACACTTTGGAAAACATAGCTAAAGGATTGGAAAGTTATATGAAGCATTGCTGGAGCAAAAACGCTTACACAAAATCAGTTGAGGTTTGGTTAAAAAATGAAGGCTGGAAAGATGAATACGAAGGAATTGCAGAGCCAGCTAGAGGCAAAGTTGCAGAATTACGTAATGTTTTTCAAGAATTTTTAGATCAAGACAATGAATAAAGAAAAATTTATCACTAAAATTAACTTCATTTTTGAAGACAAGAACATTGAGAAGCCAAGCATTGAATGGATTGGTGCACTTTATGAGAAGTGCAAAAACATTGATGATAAAAGATTTGGCGAGGGAATAGACAAATTAATTTCAATTCCTCAAGAGCGATGGAATGAGATTTATGGATTTAGGGGAAGATCAAGTATTATTGATTTAGTGGAAATTTTAGGTGGCGAAAGACCATTAAGCGACCACGAAAAACTAGAAGCCAACAGAAAGCACGATGAGATGATAAGAATTTGGATTGGCACAATTATTGTTTGGATTAACGACCAAAATTTGGATAGGCTTTTTAAAAGTAAATATTGCAATTCTCAAAACCATCAAATAATCAATTTGATTGATAAATATGCAAAGAAAGCCAACAGCGATGAGGAAGTTTTAAAGCTAGGCAGATGGCTAAAAAGCAGATACGATGCAGACAAGATTGCATTTAAAGCGAAATTAAAAGGAATTGCAGAACAATATAACCCTATGCCTTTTGTGATTGAAGATAAGCCACCACAATCAAATATTATGCAATTACCAACCTTAAAACGAATGTGATATGGAATTACAACAAATTCAACAAGAATTAGAGCAAAATATTTTTTCAAAAACCACAGCAAATGTGGTGATAGCTGGCGGATTTATTCTAAATAAATTATTAAAGCAGACACCTAACGATATTGATTTTTTCTTTTTGGAAGCCAAAGATTTTACACAATTTTACGAAGATTTAAAAAGTAAATTTAATTTTGTTAAAGACTTTGAGACAAACAGACTGTTGAGAGGTTCAATAAGTTATGGCGATGGTAGAATCAATTGCGACTTGGTAAAAAGATTTTACGACACAGAGCAAAATATAATTAATAATTTTGATTTTACTATTTCTTGTTTTGCAATTTCAAAAGATAAAATTGCTATTGGCGACTCTTCGCCTGAAGATGTTAAAAATAAAAAATTAAGGATTAACAAATTATCATATCCAGTTGGATCATTGAGAAGATTTTATAAATTTTCAAAAAGAGGTTTTGTGGGTGATGTTGAAAATGAGATTTTAGAAGAGATAAAAAAAGACTTAAGCAATGAAGAATATTACAATGGTGTAGATAGTGAGGTTGTTAAGAATCATCTCTCAAGAGATATTTTTTATAGCGAAAAAAGAATAAAAGACTTTTTGGGTAAAGACTTTTTTGAAGATCATAAACACCTTGCGACTGAAAAGAATTGTAGAAATGCTTTTAAGGAGTGCTTTGAAATATCACCAGAAAACTTTTATGGTCAAAAAGTAGTAAGTTATGAGGATGACAATAGATGGCTTGTAGAAGTTTCGTTGGTGGCTTTTGGGTTTTGCTATATGTGTAGTGGCAGCGGTGTTGCATATATTCCTTGCTGCTCACACAAGGCGTGCCCTTGCTCAAAAAACAAACAAATAATGAATATACAATGCGATTGTTATTTGGGAAGTTATGGAGCGGGAATAAGTGAAAGATTGCAATCAAAAATCATTAGTAGAGCAGAAGATAATATGAGAGTTGTAGATAAATACGAAAAAGAAAAATCAGAAAGATATAAAAAAGAATGTTGGGATGGTGATAGCCCTGCTCTTTTTATTAAAAGAAATTAACGATAACAGAAAATAATATACTATGAGAATAATCATAATATTGCTTTGTTTAATTTCAACATCAGTAGGCTCTAAAGATGGTGTGAAATTAGGTAAAATGTTTGAGGTGAGCCAATTTATAGGAATAGTAACAACAACTTTTGGCGTCAATGAGAAAACTAGCACCTTTTAAGCGTGGACACAAAGGAACGACATATATTGTTAAGAATAGGTGCGTTGGTGAATGTGATAGAATTAAGGAACTGGTGCAGAAGTTAATTGATGATAGTGATCAAATATCCGCTCCCTACAAAGCTAAAGAGCGGATATTTAGAGATTTAAACAATTTAGAGAGTTTTTTCAAGCCTCACTAGTTGCCAAGTGATTTAGATAATTCCAATGCATTTTTAATAATTAAGTCTTCGTAACCAATTTTCTTTGAGAGCGTCTTTAAAAAGTTTTTAAACTGTTTTTCTTGAGTGTCCGTCAATAAGATTTTGACAATTTTATTACCTTCCATTACAAATTCCAGCATAATTAATTTGCCAATTTTAGTCTTTGAAAATCCCAAAAACATTTTAAAGACAAGTTCTTTTGCTAAAGTGTGAAAAGTGATTAGCTCGCCATCGCATAAAGCCATTAGTTGATTATCGTTTTGTGTTTTCATAGTTTTAGTTTTTAAGATTAAGAAAAGGTTTGGTCGTCCAGTCCGTGCTAAAATTGTCGTTAAAGGTTTTTACTTCTGCAAGATTCTTAAAGGTAAATTGTTTTTTAGAAGGGTCTTTTTTGTAGTAAA